ATCACCGCGTTCAACACCACCTGGACCGCGGCCCAGATGCGCATGGCGATCGTGATCCCGACCACCGCCCCGGCCAGGGCGGCCACGTACGGAGTGAACGTTTTGATGATCCCGGTGTTACGCGACAGCCAGGCGAACACCGGTTGCAGCATGGCCAGCAACTTCGTCAACGCCGGCAGGAGGGCTTCGCCGACCGCCACTTTGGACTGCTCGACCGATTCCTTGTAGCGGGCCATCTGCCCAGCCGCGGTGTTGCCCATGGCGTCGGCCTGGCCGTGGACCGCCTTGGACAGGTTCTCCATGATGGCGGTGGCCGACAGCTGGTGGCCGGACAGGTCCTTGGTGGCGATCCCGAGCTCTTTCGCGGTGCGGGTGTTGCCGGCCTGGATGCTGTTGAGCATGGTGGCGGCGTCGGCCACCGAAATACCTTTGAACGCCGCCAGGTCCTGGGCGGTGGCGAGCTCCTCCTGGGCTTTGGAGGCGTTGTGGGTGGACGCCACGAGTTTGGTGTAGGCGGCGATGTTGTCCTCCGCCGACTGGCCGGTCCGCCGGCTCGAGGCGTCGATCTCCTCGAGCGCCGAGCCCATACCTTTGGTCGACACCCCGGCGTCCTTGTACGCCTGGGCCAGCTTGGCCACGTTCGTTTCGTGCTCGGAGGCGGCTTTGGTGGCCTCGCCGAGCCCGGCCAGGATCGCCCCGGACGCCGCCACCGCACCGACCTTCAGGGCGGAAAAGCTGGTGCCGGCTTTCTCTTTGACCTTGTCGAACGTTTCGAGCGCTTTTTCGGCGGTGGCGACAATGTCGACGTTCAGGACGGCGGCTTTAGCCATCTGACTCCAATATCACGTCGATCAGGGTGGCCAGATCGGCCGGTTCCTCCGCCCACAGGACAGACGGGGCGATCCCGGTGCGCACGGCCAGCGCGGCGATCAGCCGGCCGGGCCCGGCCCGGTAGGGTCCACCGCTTCCACCGGGATCTCGTCGCGCGGTGTCACCTCTATCGTCTGGCGGTCGAAGTCGGCCCAGCCCATCTCGAGCCGGCCGGTGCGGGTCAGATTTGCCCACGCCTGGGCCCGCACGAACCCGAGCGGGTCGCGCGCCGCGTCGGTGGTCCCGAGTGCGATCATGCCGCGGCGCATGTCGCGCTGGTCGGCGGCGATGTCCTCGAAGGTGCGGCCGTCATCCATGAACGCGATGAGGTGGAGAATGTGGATGCGGGGGTCGGCGGCTTCGACCGCCTCGGCGAACCGGGCCCGGATGTCCTCCTCGGTGGCGGTCATATCCGCCCGGCCGCCTTGTCGATCCCGGCCTGCACGCTCTCGGCGGCCTTGTCGAGCGGGCGGCGGTCGCGCAGCCAGGTGGCGACCAGCCACGGTTTGCGGCGGATGCTGTGCGCGGGCCAACCCCAGTGCTGGACCGCGGCGTACGGGGTGTCGGCCACCACCCGCACCCGGTTACCTGACGCCGGTAGCGCCCGGTGCGACCCGGCGAGCCGGCCCGACGCGCGGGGGGCGGCCGCCGCGGCGACGGTGACGAGCTCGCGGGCGGCGGCGTCGAGCGGGTCTTTCGGTTCGTGCAGCCCGGCCCGGATCTCGCCGATAGCGGCGTCGAACGCGGCGGCGTTGGTCACTTTCACCTCGAAACTGTCGGCCATCAGGCGGGCGGGGTGACGGTGCGCTGGCCCTGGATCGGCCACGTGAATTTCGATTGCACGATCGACCCGGCGGCGAGCGTTTCGGTGTCCCACCCGTCGACTATCACCGTGCCGGAGATGGTCGGCCCGAGAGCGCCGATCGGAAGGAATTCGAACGGGAGCTCCTGACCCTGATTGGTGTTGACGTAATAGAACACCCCGGACGGGTCGGACAGGTCGAGCACGGCCACCCCGTCCAAAGCCCACGAGTAGGTCGCCGAGGCCTGGACGACGTCGCCGGTGAGCACGGTTACCGGGCTGTCGCGCGTCACCGTCTGCGGGGTGCCGATCTGCGACACCTGGGCCTCCATGGACACCCCGGTGGACGTGTCGCCCAGCTTCAGGGTCCCGACCAGCTTGTTAATGACGGTAGGCATCTCAGGTTCCTCTCGAGGTGGCGGCGGTGGCGGCCAGGGCGACATCGAGGCGGTAGCACGGCCACGTCTCGTTTTTCACCGTGACGCTCGACGCGGTGAAGGTCACCTCGGCCCAGGTGATCGACGTGAGCGCCTCCATGACCGTGTCCAAAGCGGCGGCGTCGCCGGTCAGGTTGTCGACGCCGCGCACCGGGATGTAATACACGTAGAACACGGTGGTGGCGGGCACGGCCAGTGACCCGCCGATCGACGAGCCGGTCCCGATACGGATGTACACGACGGGCGGGGTGATGTCGCCGTCTCGGACGGCGACGCGCAGCCCGGCCGCCTCCAAAGCGGCGACGAGCTCGGCGGCGCTGTCGGCGACGGTCACGCGATCGCCACCGTTCCCCGGGCCAGTATCCCCAAAGCGACCCGCCGGTAGTAGGGAGAGGCGATCGGGTTCAGCGAGTCAAGGCCTTCGGGCCGGTTCCGGTTCTCGTACCACCACTGGCCGAGCAGCAGCACCGCCTCGAACTGGCCGTCGTCGGACACCCCGGCCACCGGGTCCAGCCCGACGACGGCGACGGCGTCGGCGATGGCGGCGGCGTTCGCCGAGGTCACCCGGGGCGCGTCGTCGCCCGGGGCGAGCCCGAGCCGGTCGGCCAGGTCGGCATCGGCGGGCCAGCCCGAAGCTGCCACTACTTGCGGGCCGCCTTCGGGGCTTCCTCCGCCGGGGCGTCGCCGCGGGTCACGCCGCCGGCTTCGGCGGTGATCGGGGTGGTGTTGGTGATCACATGGATACCGCCCGGGTACTGGGCCCAGAACCCGACACCGGAGTACTTCGTCAGCTGCAGGACTTTGACGTTTTCGGTGGTCGACCCGGCGGTGGTGGTCGACTCGAACCGGAAATTCATCACCGGGGTGACGAACGCCGCGGCCGAGCTGATCGACTGGTCGAGCACCAGCGTCTTGTTGGCCGGCATGTACGGGCCGGGCCACAACGGCACCCCCTGCACCTCGGCGGATGAATACCCGACGTCGGACGTGCCGGGGGCGTTCACCCTGGGCCCGTAGGGGAGCAGACCGCGGCCGGTCGTGTCGTTCGCCCCGGCCGCCGCCTCATACTCCTTCGTCGCCGGGAGGGCGTCGGTCGAGGTGTACAGGGTGCCGGCGGCCATCGCCGCGAACAGGCCTCGGAGCGCCCCGATGAACCCGAGCCCGTCGGCGTAGGTCGCACCCCAGGCGGTCGAGTTGGCCGGCAGGGTGAAGAACGCCACCGCCCGGGTTTCGATGTCGGCCAGCCACGCCCGGTCCATGGCGTCCAACGCGATGCGGTCTATCGCCGGGTTCGAGCCCATCAGCAGCTTCCGAGAGAACTGGTAGGAGCCTTCGACCTCGACGATGGTGACGGTGTCGTTGCTGGTGGTGATCGTGCCCGGGGCGACCGGGGTGATCTCGTCGGCGCCGCTACCGGACAGCCCGGTCTCGGTGGCGGTCCGGGGCACCTCGAGCGTGTTGAAATCCGGGGTGCCGTACTTCGAGACCACCGACCACAGCGGGGCTTTCGCCCCGATCAGCGGCACGTACCGTTGCGGCAGCCACCGGGGCGGCGCCAACGCCGTCTCGTTGGTGGTTTCGCCGACCGCGGCGGCGACATCGGCCGGCGGCGCCGAGAAACGGAGCATGGCGGCCCGCAGGTAGGCCGGGTCGGCGGCCATGGCCTGGGCCCGCCGCCACCGGTCGGCCTCGGCCGACCCGGGCGATTCCATGGCCGCCCAGGCGTCACGCACAAACGACGGCCCGCCGGCCTCGCAGGCCACGGCGTACGGGTACGGGTCGACGACGCGCGCCGGGCCCGGGGCGGCGGCGACCAGGGCGGCGGCGGTCGGTACCGGCGGTGCGGCCTCGACGATGGCAGGAGCAGGCTCGGTGACGGTCATGGGTTCCCTCTCGATAGCAACAGGTGAAACAGGCGGGGCGGTGGCGGCGACGGCCAGGACCCGGGCGGCGTCGAACGCCGGTTCGGACAGCAGGGCGACATGGCGGCCGCGGGCCGCGGTAACCCACGTGCCGAGGTCGGTGTCATCCGACGTGGCGACGTCGGCGGCGACCGAGAGGCCATCGCGGAGCCCGTCGGCCGCCTCGGCCAGCACCCGGTCGCCGCGTTCGCCGGCCGGCACCCGGAACGTGGCCTCGAGCCCGTCGGGGGTGTCGGTCGAGCTCGCATACACGGCGACGGGCTGCGCCGGGTCGTGATCCAACACCAGTTTCGCCCGGTCGCCGAGCGTCAGCGAACCGCGGGCGAACGCCACCGTCTGACCGGTCGACACCTGGGCGTAGGTGCCCCACGGCACCACCATGCCGGTGATAGTCCGCCGGGCGGTGTCGGCGGCCAAGCGGGCCGCCGGGGCACTGGTGACGATCAGCATCAGGTTGCTCCTTGCGGGGTTGGTACCGCCGGCGCCGGCCGAGGTGGCGTTACGGGTGCCGGCGCCGGCGGCGGGGCCACGACAGTCGCCGGCGGCGCCGGCAGGTCGGGCATGCGGAAATCCAAATCGAGTTGCTCGGCGAGGGCGTCGATCATGGCCGGCTCGGCGCCGGCTTTGAGCGCCCCGACCATGATCTGGACCCGCTCGAGCATCGAGATGCGGGTGAATTCGTCGCGGTCGAACTCGACGTACTGGCCGCGCGGGGTCACATCATTCGCACTGAGGCGGCCCTCGATGGCCCGCAGGTAGGCGTCAAGCACGTCGTCGAGGAAGGCGCCGCGGTAGTCGGCCTGGTTGGTGTAGACGTAGCTCGAGCTCGAGCCCATGGCCGCCGACACGAGCACCGGGTTGACCCCGGCGAGGCGGGCGAGTTGGGTGGCCATGTACTGGCGGCCCTCGATCATCTGCATGTCCGACGGGGTGTGGCCGATGGTCCGGGCTTCCAGGTTTTGCGGGGTGTAGGCGGTGGCGCCGATCTGGCGGGCCGCTTTCCAGTTGGCCACCAGCTCCTGGGCGGCGGTGACCGACAGGGGTTCGCCGGCGGTCTGGTGCAGGTCGACATTCGGCAGCGGCTCGGCCGCCGCGGTCGCCGCCCCCGTCTCCAGCGCCAGGGCGGCGGCGATCACCGGGCCGCCGTAGTTGCAGATCCCCTCATGCGGCCCGTTGATGACCACGACGTCCTCGCCGGGTATCTCCTGGCCCATGTAGAACACCGGCGAGAACGGGTAGTAACCCCACGCCAGCGCATCCGGGGTGTACACCAGCTCTCCCGGCATGACCCGACGGAATGCGACAGGGAACCCGGTCGCATCCCGGGCCATCACCACCAAAGTGGACTTGCCGAGGAAGAACAGGTCGTCGATCATCCACGACCAGAACACGCTCGGGGGGATGGCCGGGGCCGGGTCGGGGTTCTCGCACCAGCCCGGATCGAGCTTCAGGTCGTCGGCGGCGCCGGTCGGGTCCTTCCGGTAGCGCTCCAACGGCATAGAGGCGACACCGCCGGCGAGCTGGGCCCGGATGTAGGCGAGCGTGGGGACGGCCATGGCCTGGCCGCGCGTCGCCCCGGCCTGGTAGAAGAACGACCACGGGTCGGTCCCGTTGGTGGCCGCCACCGAGCCGACCCCAGGAGGAGCGGCGGCGCCGGCGGCGGCTTCGAGGTCGGCGACCCGCCCGGCCAGCCGGCGGGCGCGCGAACCGAACACGCGCCCACAGTGACACGCGCGCTAGCCGGTGGCAAGCATTACAGGGCGACGGTCACGAACGGGGCGGGCGGTAACGGATTGGTCCGGGCCG